AAAAGTCATCTGCGATATTGTCCATGAAACGATCAAAGATAAAGTCTATGCGCGAATGAAAAATATCACGGCGGATTCTGGAATCCCATTCTGATGTCTTCCCCTCTCGAACGGTCAAAAGCGGAACTGGAAAGTCAAGGATACGACGTCTGGAAAGTCGAGCGACCGGCGACGATGTGGGCTCCGACACTCGACCTTTATAACTGTATCGACTTGGTGGCGATCCGCTCTGATCGTTCGGGGGTGTTGGGGATTCAATGTTGTGGGCCGGACGTGATGCCGCATGTGCATAAGATTCTGGAAGGCTATACGAAAGACAAAATCAAGAAGGGAGAACTGGTACGGGAAGTGATCCCACCAAACCCTTACTTGCCAACATGGTTAAAGGCGGGAAACCTGTTTTTCATCTGGAGCTGGAGACCGTTCAAGCGACATCGAGAAACGCGAAAGTTCTTAGAGCTTCATCAAGTAGAATTCATTATCGAAAGCGGACAAGTCGTTCACCGGGAGATACCCAATGACTCCGAAACAATACTGCATTAGTGTTGTGGCCGTAATTCTCTGCGTGATCGCATTGCCGTTCATGCTGGCGCTGGAATGGTTGCGGAAACATTCTTGATCATGGCTTTGGCTCTGCCAGCCCACCAGAACCAGTTGGACCGCCTGCGGGCATTTCTGGCACAGACGCATTGCCACTATGATGTCAAGCTGGGCGAACAGCCGGGGGTAGGATGGAAGATGATGCCATTTCTTTTTGAAGGACGTCACATCTGGGCGCGAGAAAAACTAAAGGAGGCCGCATGAAATCACAATTGTTGGATAGACTCGTAGAAAAGGTATTAGAAGGAGAAAGTAATGGATCAGTTTCAGAAGGTCCGTTTGAAATCGGCAAAGCCTATCTGATTCGAACGGTGACGTATCATCAAGTCGGGATCTTGAAAGATATCCAAGGCGATTTCCTGATTTTCAAGGATGCTTCATGGGTAGCTGACTCTGGACGGTTCAGCGAATGCCTGTCGAAAGGAGTATTCAACGAAGTGGAGTATGTTGGCCCGATGCTGATTAACAAGACCGCCATTGTTGATGCGTTTCCATGGGAAAATAAAGTACCGAAGGAAACAAAATGAACACGGCTTTAATCGGAAATATTAATACTTGGAGCGGGAGCGGGAGCTGGAGCGGGAGTGGGAGCTGGAGCGGGAGCGGGAGCAGGAGCAGGAGCTGGAGCTGGAGCGGGAGTGGGAGCAGGAGCAGGAGCTGGAGCGGGAGCGGGAGCAGGAGCGGGAGTGGGAGCAAGAGCAGGAGCAGGAGCTGGAGCGGGAGCAGGAGCAGGAGCGGGAGCGGGAGCGGGAGCAGGAGCTGGAGCAGGAGCGGGAGCTGGAGCGGGAGCGGGAGGGTATGACCCCCAAAACATTTCGTCTTAATCTCTACGCTTTAGGCTGGCGATATAAATGGCGCGTGTTCGGCTGCCTCATCGGCTGGCATGACTGGTTTGATGCGTATGGATGGCTTGGGAAAGACGATCAGTATTGCGGGGTCTGCTTTAAAGAAAGGACATCATATGACTGAATTGCTGTCGTTTTTAGGAGACAAGAAAATCAAGGATACCTACGTGAAGCGGCTTAAGGCTCACGCTAAAGCGGATGAATTTATTAACGGAACATATTGGGAGAACGGGAAGGGATGTGCCGTGGGATGCACCATTCATTCCAATAATCATAACGCCTACGAAACTGAACTAGGAATTCCCGAATGGTTGGCGAGACTCGAAGATTGTATTTTTGAAGGATTAGATAACGGCAATGCCAAAAAGTTTGCTGTTAATTTCCTTGCCAGCATTCCTGTCGGAGTGAACCTTGAACCTGTGAGATGGAAATTCTGCGCATTCATTCTCAAAGAGAATATTGAACGAGTATTGGCCATTACTTTAGACGAAAAACTTAAACAGAAAATAGTCGAATCTATTCACGGATGTTTAAAACTTCACGAGAACTCTATTCGCACTGGTAAATGGGATGAGAGCGCGGCGGCGAGCGCGGCGTGGAGCGCGGAGAGCGCGGCGAACGCGGCGTGGAGCGCGGCGTGGAGCGCGGCGAGCGCGGCGAGGAGCGCGGCGTGGAGCGCGGAGAGCGCGGCGAGCGCGGCGGCGAGCGCGGCGTGGAGCGCGGAGAGCGCGGAGAGCGCGGCGGCGAGCGCGGCGTGGAGCGCGGAGAGCGCGGAGAGCGCGGCGAGGAGCGCGGCGAGCGCGGCGTATGAAAGATATGCTGATAAATTGCTGGAATTATTAAAGGATTCTAACACGCCAGCCCCTTCACTTTAACAAGAAGAAAATATGAGTTTTAATGACGAAGATTTGAAACAGTTGAAATCTACTGGAACTTTCGGATTTCAGATTGGATGGAAAGAAATACAAGCTCTCGTCGCCCGTCTGGAAGCGGCGGAGAGATGTGCTAGATACTTAGACGCTATCTATGAATCGGAACGATCACCCATAGAAAATGACGCTCTAAACGAATGGCGAAAGGCGAAAGGGGAATGAGATGAGCGAAGAAGATAGAAAAATAGGAATGATTTCAATTCCGTTTGATGATTATCAAAAAATAGATACTATTCGTGCCGAGCGCGACCGCTTGAAATCCCTCGCGATGAACGCGAAAGAGGCTCTGGAGAAGATTGGGAATATACGCCACTATGACCAAGGCAATAAAGCTATCGAAATAGCCAAAGAAGCTCTCGCAGAATTCCCGAAAGACAAATAGATGGTGTGCCCTGATTGTGATCGGGATCGAAACCATCTTATACCTTGGTGGGTGTTCTGGCTCGGTTTGTTCTTCAAACTCATCCGATTTCATCCTGAGCATGATTGGAAAAAAGAAGTGAAGAAAGATAAATGACGACCGACGAGAAATGGAGGAGAAGTGAAACAATATAAGTGGCTGCTGGTGATGCCGTTGGTAATATCTTTAAGCAGTGAAACATGGAACGACACTTTCAACCAACTAAAATTAACAAATAATGGATGGGTATGCGAAAAAGATAACGAATCTTGTCTTGATTGGGCCACTGCACTTAACGAAGCACACGAAAGAAGGATCCATCCCACTTCTGTATCAAGTTGTGGTCTGGGATGCGTACTAATAAGTTCTACAGCTTGTGCATGTAAAGACTAATGACCCCCTCCGAAAAATGGATATTCTGGGTGTCTATAATCGCAATTGGATTTGTCATTTACACGGCCGCGCAGGACCATCCTGATCGGCCTCAGCATGAGCCCATAAACGTGCTTAACCAGCAACAACTTTCTGAATGCTGTGAACAGGTCGGATGCAGGAACTGTCGATGAATCACAGCCAAGGCGAGAAACGTAAAAGGCCAAAACGGTTTATTATCCGGAGTGACGTGTACCTGCGCGGAAAAGGACGAGCCAGCGCGATTCAGAAACGGCTCAATAAACTGTTTGGATACCAGCCGCAACCCAAGTACGACCCCGGTTATACACGCTAGAGTTTCGCCCTGAATCCCGGACACGTACAATCATCGTCTACGTAGCAGAGCATCCCAGAATAAATACCATGATCCCACGTCCCGTGCGTACAGTTCTGGCAAGGCACTCCGTTACTGACCCGTGGTTTCGACGGGGAGGGCTTTGATGTAATGGACGATGATTTTTTTATTTCGGTGTCGTCGTTTGTCGGCTTCAATGGCTTGTTTGAGTTTGGCGTCTGGTTCATAGACAGCATCGTCATTGTAGAAGACACTGATAATTTTGTCGAGGTGCGGAAGGATCGCAGACAGACCCACAATGACCGCGCAGACAATTGCCGTTACCGATTGCCATTTGATCCCTTGAACGGCGGAATCGGACACTTTGAGTTTAACCTTCTCAGCGAGTAACTCACGTACCCCAACTTCGAGGGTATTGATTCTCTCTTGAAAACCGACCAGATCATTCTCGGGATCGCCCCTAATAATATGATCGAGAGAGTTATATTTGAGATCCAGTTCGTCCAGTTCGTCGTCGGTACTTCTTTGTGCGCTCGTAAGATCAACAAGTTTCTTGTCAACGGCATTTTCCCATTTTTCATCCATCAGGTCTCATCAATAGCGTGCGGCGGATACATCACCACCTGTGCCCAGTTTCCAACTCTGTCCATGATGTTGTTGAAGGTAGAATCTTTCAAGCCAGACCATTCGTGATAATGATGGAATCTGGGTCCGTTGCATTGGAGTTTGACTTCTTCTTTTTGATCTTCCCAGAACACATACATTTCAATGGTGACTTGCCCAAACTGCCAGCTTAACCGGACAGCTTCCCCATTTTCGATAGGGTTATCCTTCTTCCATTTACTCAGCTTGTGATCGATCACATCCCCGAGAGCGGAGACCCATTCCCGCATCTCTTGCTTTTTCACGGAACAGGCTCCGGAGCAGGGATTGTTGTCGAAGGCGGAGGTGGGGGGGCAGTAGGAACAGGTGTCTGGACTGCCGTAGTCACTGTAGGTTGTGGCAGAGTGACGGTAGGACTCGCCCAGAAGGCATAACTGACAGTCCCACCCCATAACCACCCGTGCGCGGCATTAGAGTAGCTTGTGCCTACGTTCAGATGAGCACTGCTGAACTGTTTAAGACCCGGGATGTCCTGAATCAGATCATGCCCAAGGCCACCATAAGCATCAGGCGTAGCCCCGGAATTCGGCACCGCAAAGATCCCGCCAATAGAGCCATCAATGATCCTATACCCGTCCGACAACCGCCCGAGCGTAACGATGGGCAATGACGCTCCTGTGATCCATTCAGCCCCCCCACCCTTGATGGGTTTCATAAGACCCGTCACGATCTCGGTAGCCTGCCAAGGAAGCTGGATAGACCCGATCCCATACGGAAGATCAACTTGAACATTATCAGCAAATGCCCGTTCTGCGCCATAGAAACAGACGCCAATCGCGACAAAGATCAAAACCCATAGAATCCTGTTTTTCATTGCGGGTCTCCTCCCGAGTAATGCCAGAATACAAGCCAAGCTAGGATTCCAATAACCAATCCTGCTCCTATAATTTCGATGATTTTAAACATCAGTTACCCCATTGGTTAAAGACATATTTTCCTAAAAACCACCAGATTCCCAATATCCCCAGAACAACTACAGCCACTCCTCCAACGATCTTGAGGATCATGCCGCTGGTGGCGCCATGGGAGCGGCAATCCTGTTGATCCCAAGAAGGGCCTCCCCATCGGTCTTGATCTTCTCAGCATCCGCCAACAATTGCGGGAACTGGGGAGCCAATACAGACTCTGCTGATTTGACATCATTAGCGAGTTGTACTACGTCACGGATAAACTGCGGTATTTCTAGGATGTTCATTTTATCTCCTTTTCGCCGCCCAAACAGGACGGACACTTTTTCGATATTTTCTTCCCAACTTACAGCCCAGTGGATTGCACGTTCTATCATTAAAAACGCGATACCACAGTCTCTAAATATCTCACGTCCGATAGGCGTTATCAGGCTCATCTCCCGATTCGAATCGCTCCGAGATGCTGAAACAATCCGAACAAAGAACAGATCCACAGAATGACTCCACAGATCGCCACCCATTTGATGATCTGTTTGAACGTTCCGTCAATCCATGGCGCAATCTGAGCCAAGTAGACCAGTACACCGACAGCAATTAAAACCAGTACGACTTCCAGTAATGGCATAAATCCTCCTTATTTCTGTTGATCCTGTATACACTCGTCCGTCACGATCCCGTCGGCCAAATATCCTTTGATCTTGGTGGCGGCAACCTTACAGCTCTGATAGTCCGGGAACCTTTCCATAATCACCTGTGGCGTCATGGAGCCCGCATTCAAAATGACGAGAAGAAGCCAGTTCATTGATAATCTTCTTCCACTTTGAGCGTCAGATTCGGCTGATCGGTAATCGCCTCAGCGAACTTGATCCATGCGTCTTTGGATTCCGTTACCATGTCATCTTTGAAATCTTCCTCTGTCCCAAGAGCAATACAGCCCAGAAGCTGTTTTGGCCAGTTGGCCCAATGAAACATCACTGCCGTGCGTGTCGGAACGACAATATGCGGCATAATCTGTTGGAAATCTTCCGACCATCGATAGATGACCGGATAGATCCCGACGGGTATTTCTAAGGCCAGATTCTCCAGCGTGACGCATTTATAGGGATCGATATCAATCGAAAGCGTTCCAAAGATTCCGTCCTGACTTTTATTCGTTCGTGTGACTATAATAATCATGCCGCTTCTCCTTGTGTATCCGGTTTCTGGAAATCTCCATGTCCACCCAACTCGGAATCCGTTACTTTTAAGGAGGCACCACAAATCAGACAAGTCCACCAAACCCCTCGTCCGTCAGATACATCCCATTGAAGCTCCATTGGATTTCCATCGCTAGGACACTCCGTTAGAACCCCCCTTAATAAGTGGAACCCCCACCAATAACTGTAAATTTACCAGTCCATATTTTTGGAGCTGGATTGGGTATAGGTGGAACATACCCATTGACTTGCATCGTATTTGAGCTAACCATCAAACCATCTTCATTAACCACCTCGAAATTAGCTCCCGTCAGATTTGTCAAGTTATGAAGATCCGAATCATTCCAGTTTGAATTTGGAGCTCCTGCAATCTGCCATGCCGTACCGTTATCGGCCATAAACATTCCATATTTCTTAAGTGTATTGAGAATCACCTGATTGATCGTCGAATACCCAGAAACGTTATAAGTAGACTGCAATCGTACTCGCATTCCGAAGGGTGGGTATCCCGGAGACCCCGTATTAGCATCATGACGTGCTGGCCAGATATGAGGACCATATGTAAGAGCTAAAGTGAACCGCAATGCATGAGGAACTACCATTGTTCCGTTGGCAATGGCTGTCTGAACTTCATCCCATCGTAACAATCCCGGCAATATCGGAAGACCTGCCGCATCAGCGGATGTCCATGTATCAGGACGAAGGGCATCTGATGTCAACTGCCATGTCGATAACTGAATAATGTTCCATTGCCCATTCCAGTTTCCGTTAACGATGGTTCGTGAAGCAATATACATTTCATACAGACGCGGAGTGCATGTGTCGACAAGGATCAAGTGATAATCAAACCCTGCTGGTTTCAAACTGGCAGGATCGCCTTCCTCGATAGCATCGGAAGGGATAGGAAGGCCTGCGACAGGGATGGTGTCGGATTGATTCGAGAAGTTGCCTGGAGCCCAACTGACTGGGACATTAGGAGTTACACCCCCGCAAATAAGATTATAGGGCAATCCAAGCCATTCATTTCCATACGTAGTCCCAACAAATACGGAGATGTTATGGGTCGTCTGGGCGTTGCTCATCCAGACCGTGTTTGATGAAGAAACGGTCAGCGTATCTATCCTCGCATCCCAGACATTATCAGTCGGAAACACAGGAATCAAAATCGGATCAGAAGGAGTTCTTGCTGTTGTTGTTGTTGTCAAAACAGACCCAAACGTTGCAAAGTTTGCGCTTCCTGTGCCTGCTTGAGCCACTTGTGTATAATCAATCAAGTCGCCCACAGAAATCGAATCGGAGCCCGTTCCTTTAACAGTGCCAGAAACTCCAACGGGAATCGTTATATTCCCATTCAGAGCCGTCCCGTTTTTATTGAGATTGAAAACAGAAGTCCCCGATAGAGTGTTCGATAAGACATAAACACTTTGATTTCCAATCGTTCCAGCGGCATAAGCTGGCGTAAGATATTCGTTACCCCCCCAAGAGTTGCAGGACATATAGGGCATCTGTTGATTGCCACCAGCACTGTTCTGATGACCACCCGAGAACCCTTCCCCAAGCTCAATGGCGTTACTGTCAGAAATAAAATCTGTGGACAAATAAGTAGACGCAATCAGGTTTCCGTCACTTCCCGCGCTAGTTCCGATGCTGTATGTCACTGTATCTCCTGCCACTACATGCACTGAATCAACGGCGTCAGTATAAATCCCTGTTGAGTTGGCCACCACGTTGATCGTCATTTGATTGACTCCATTCTTACGAAAGTTGAATGGAATTGTCACGCTTCTTGTGTTGGAAGAAACATTGATGGTCATATTAAGGAATGTCCCTGATGAATGCATTAGATAATAAACATTGGATTCGGTCTGATTTGCCCATTGACCGGCTCCGTTTCCCTGAAGACCAATAGGAACTTCGTAGAAATCGGCAAATCCATTAGTCTGGCCAGTCCCCGTAAAAGGAATGGGCCATGTACCAGCCATCCATTTCATTGCATAGACGGGAATGTCTGGAACAAATTGAGTCATAACTCCTTGTATCCGAAATGATGTTCCTGTCTTTCCAATAGCGCATTGAGCATCAACAAGCGCGTTAAAAGGAATTGTGTCGGTATGAGTATTGTCGGTAAACGTTCCTGTAGCCCCTGCACCGATTTTGACTACTTCATTTCCATTCATCCCATTGATCCGCATCGTACAGGTTGAAATAGAAGTCAAAGAGTTAATCGGGATGTTTACCCATAATTTCGACATAGTTCCTGAATAATAATAGGGGATCTGAGCCAACGATTCGATATTTTCAGCTATTAATGCTCCTGATCCTATGGCCAGATAAGTAGTGACTCCAGGCGTAAAATCATCATGAAGATGAGCCAACTGAGGAAGACCAAACCCAAACGAGAAGGTTGGAAATAAAATAAGTAGGAGTATTTTTCTCATTTAAATACCGTAATGTCAGAAGCTAAACTGGTGGCAGATCCACTATTCGTCCATGTCGGATTCACACCAAATCCTGAAGTACCAAATCCTTTGATAATGTAAGCTCCCGCCACTCCATAATTAGAGGCCCCATTCTGAGCGATCTGGTCCGTGATGGTAAACCCGGAATTAATGGATGCTACTCCTGTTCCGCCAAGGCTTAAACCCGTCACAATCAATTCGTTATCCACTGAAGGTGTCACGTTGCCAGGTTGAAGGGTCGTAGCACTTGCCGTAACGCCTCCATTCTGAGAATCAAAAGGTGCAGCAGGTGTTCCGCTGAATGCTAAGACTGCCAATGCTGGATATCCGGCCCCAGAATTGATAGTAAACGTCTGCGCGGCTCCTGTGGTGGGATTGGCCGCATAGAACATCGTGACTTCGTTGAGGTTGCTATTAGCGTAAGTGTTCAATCCAATCCATGTATTACTTAGAGAATCCGATAAGCCTGTTCCCGAAGTCTGAAGGGTGTAAGTGGAGACAATCACAACAATCAATGATGAACCGACCGTATTGATCCCTGGAGTCGTGATACTGTTTGTATTGGAACTTCCTGCAAATGTATGAGTCGTCAATAGTATAGGGACGGTACCGGTTGAAAAAGTAAGCGTTCCAATAGGGCTGAAATTGGTCGTGATCGTCCCCGCCAGACAAGGAGATGCCAGCAATAATAACAAACAGATTTTCTTCATCAGTCTCTCCCGAAACAATTAACATCAAGTTTTGATGTCAATGACGTTTCCGTCATAGTGATCGCGGTTGCTGTGATGGTATAACTCAGCGCGTTCGTTAAACTGAATGTCTGCTCCGTCACAGTACATATCGGCGGATTGATATAGGCCTTTCCGAATGTAGCCGTACACCCTGCGGCAGTAGCTCCCGGTGTTATCTCGAAAGCGTTATCACTCCCGATAATCGTTGGCCCTGTTCCGCATGAACTCAAGACGGGCGATGAATTGAACACTTCAAAATTCAGATGGTCTGTTGTTGATATGGCTACAGCATAAGAACCCGAAACAGCCCCCGTTCCAATACGGAGAATAAATTTATCCGTAATGCTGGTATCCGTCAAAGTAGTTGAGCCCACCGTTACAGCAAATCCGGGAGATGCCACGGTCGTACTGGACGCATTACTCAACGTTTTAATATTCGCCTGATTCGCCGCCGCGGTCGTGTTGTAAGATCCTCCTGCTGTCGTTACATCGCCTGCTAATGTACCGAATCGCGCCGCCGCAAGCGTATTAGAGACTTGACTCCCTGAAAGATTAATCGCTGACGAAATAAGTTGCTGATTGGCATCCGTCTGAACAGGAAGACTGGCTGTCAAAGCTGTATTGATAATTCCGCCTGTGACGGTCATCGTCGTCGAATTGCTTCCGAAAGCGGTGTTCGTTGAGACGGTCAATGTACCACCTCCGACGATAAAAACATTTGAGGAGATATACACTTTCCCGCTGGCATTAATGGCGGCGACGGTAATCGTGGAGACTGTTAAGTTCTGTTCTTTCCCAGATCCCGGCAAACCGCCGATCATGAATACGTTACTGCTCGACAAATTGAGATTGTTTCCAATGACGCCCGAATTGGTAATTCCGGACGAAATAACGATGCCACTTCCAAACGATGTCACGTTGCTGAGCGCGTTCGTACTCTGGTCGTTTCCGTAAGAGATCGCCGCGCTCGATACGTTGTATGTAAACGGAGATAGATTTCCAGGAACATTCGAAAACATATTAATCATTGTGTTTCCAGCGACCAGACCGCCTGCCTGATTCAAATGAATTCCGTCGGAATAATATTGTGAGAAATAAGGCTCCGATGAAAAATAGGCGGTAAAGTCAACGAGAGCGCATTGATCGACGACCGCCGCACTCGCCCATGCCATTTCGTAAGCACTTAGCGGATAAGTGAAATTCCCGTCAACATTACTGACTGGAGGCGAGAAATAAACGCAGTCTGCATTCGGATAGACAGTCCGGAATCGAGCCATCTCTGTATGAGCATTGGCAATCATCGTTGCCGGATTCACATTGTTTGCTTCTTCGTTTATCCCGAATTCAAACATGACGACGGTCGGAGTACTTGGAAGCATCCCGAGCAGTTTTTCGTATTGGACGGGATCTTGAGCGTTATATTGAGCCAACTGCATGCTATAGGTCCCGACACGATACATGACGGCTCCCGGAGTGTTCGATGAGAAAAAAACAAGGTCGAGAACATCAATGCCCGCCGTTCCAACCGTCGTATACGTCACTGAGGCCTCGTGGACACCATACGCTAATCCTGTAACCGTGATGGAAGCCACTGTGACACTTCCTCCTGCCGTGGAAATAGCATGTTGAGCTCCGCCATCCACACTCAATGAAACGGTTCCTCCATTGGGCTGAACTTCATAGTGCAACGTGACTTGATCTGATCCGGGACACGTGACAACGGCTGTGGCGGCAGACGTACTGCTATGAAGGGTGTCGTCGTCTAAGCCTAACGACGTGCTGGCTTGTGGTGCTGTCACCCAGGTACTCCCGAGAATCGAATAAGTACACCCGTTTGGACGACGATCTGGAGACGCTTGACTGAAATTCGAAAGAGGGACATAGGTTCCCGCATTGCCAAAATTCGAATAAAGCCAATCAGTGAATGGGCTCATGATGTAATTCTGAGCCATATGAGAATCACCTAGAACAAAGAAACTCAACTTGTTATTTTTAGCAGGAGCAGTTTGGCTCTGGTTTGTTGCCATCTGTGAAAACCATTGGTTTAGTGTGGACTTCCCAAAGTTCTGGCTGTTCGATGGAATCACGGCTCCGTTGGTAATTGATAGCGTGGAAATCGTTACCGGGGAAGGAATGGTTATATTGCCAGCCCCGATCGCGGAAAAGTTCGTGACAGACATGCTGGAGATCGTCATGGTACTGCTGGTATTGTTGAAATAGACACCGGAAGCCGTCTGAGTGGTCACATTTGTTTCGGTGATGGTCCCGATACTTCCGATCGTTGTTACGGTACTGACAATCGTAATGGTCGTACCGTTATTCGTAAAGTTCCCAAGACCCGATAACGTATTCGAAGATCCCGTTGCAGAATAGTACGGCGTATTGAATTGGTTCGACACATTGACAATTGAACCTCCTCCACCTCCACTGCTCTGAGTCGCGGCATTGATCGTTTGATTCGGCCACGTTCCCGTAATCGACGTGATATTGGTTCCAGCGACGAGTCCGGGCGTTACCCCTTGAATCGTCGAAAGCGATAGGTTGGTCAATGTCGCACTGGAATAGCTGATCGTTGATCCTGAAACATAAGTGAAAGTTCCTGTGCTGGCGACAACAGTACTGGCGTTTACGCCAAACGTAACGTTAATACCTCCTGCGCCAGTAACATTGAGACTTCCTGCCACAATTTCATAATTCTTGACAGATAGTCCGGAAGCCCCTTGGATAGTCGTACTCGATGCTGAAAGCGTTACGATATTCGGCTGAGTGGCCGCCGCTGTCAGAACTGGCGAAATGGATGTTGTGCCTGAAGCAGAACCCGTAGTATCTCCTGATCCAGTCCATGTAATACTCTGGTTGGCTGTTAAGGCCCCCAAACTCGCGGCAGTAATAACACCCTGTTTTGTAACGGATGACCCAAGCGATATATAGGAACTGGTTGTTCCTTGAAGAGTTCCGACAAATGTATTTGAATCAAAAATGACATTATCAGTCGGGCTCGATATCGCAACGGAATTTGTTGAAGATCCAGAGGATATAGAAACCGGGAAAGGCCGACCCGTAAGATAATTCCCTTTATATTGATATGTCAATGAGGCGCTGGATTGTTGCAAATAGGTTGCCGTCGCTGAGGATGTTGTTAAATAGCTACCAACTGGCTGATACGTAATTGCCGCACTAGAATTGGTCAGAAATGTAGCAGAGAGTCCAGTCGTCGATACAAGAATTTGAGCAGTTCCGGAAGCAAGCAAATTAACGATCAGCGTATTTGAATCATAGACGGTATTATAGTTCGGGCTGGAAACCGTCGTTTCGTAAGCTACCGATCCAGACGAAATCCACACAGGAAGACCAGCCACTCCCCCGCCTCCTCCTGATCCGCAATCTGATCCTGTTCCTAGTGTCTGCCCATTCACTTCATGAAGGCATTGGGTTCCAGTAATATATGGAAGATATTGGGCTCCAGAAGTGGAACTGTATTGAATGCTGAACGCCTGAGTGGTGGTTGTTGGACTCAGTGTGTTCTGAATATAAGATGTTGATCCACCTGGAAGATTTCCGCTAAACGTACATCCTGAAATTGAAACAGGAACTGGAAGAGGAGATGTGATTTGGCATTGTTCAGCCCATGCCGAAGTACCAATCAAAAGAGCGAGAATTATTTTCCATTTCATTAAGTTAAACCAACACAAGCTCTCGGAATTCCCAGATCAGCATTAATTTGTGTAGTGCTCCTCAACCCAGATCGCTCCTGACCCGCCAGCACCCCCTGCCGCTCCGTTTGTCCCGGCACCCCCAGCATTGCCACCACCTCCAACGGAATAGGTATAGGATGCTGCCGGGGCATTGATAATCGCATCTATGAATCCTCCCGCGCCGCCTCCTGATCCGCCAGTAGTTCCGCCAGTCCCTCCTGCAACGCCACCACCACCACCACCACCAGTATTCGTGGCACCGTTAAGAGCCGCCGTGCCAACATTTCCAGCTCCACCAGCTCCACCCAATGCGGAAGATCCACCTTGGCCACCAGCCGTATTGACTGTTGTAGCGGCACCCGATCCTCCTCCGCTTCCACCAGATAAAGCCATTCCAATCATTCCGTTAGAAAGAATAGACGATCCACCTGTGCCACCGGGAGCTGTCCATAAACCAATCTGTCCTCCACCAGCCGTTGAAATAATAACCCCATTCGCCAAAGTTGTAGAACTCCCTTGGGTCGGATTTGTCCCAGCACCTACACCGCCACCACTTCCGCCTGCTCCACCTCCGACCATCCTCACGCGAATCCATTGCACGCCAGCAGGAGTCGTGTAGGTTCCGGAGCCACTAAGGAAAGATTGAACTGTGATCGCATGAAAACCTTTTATGACCATGGTATTTGAACTCGCTGTCACCCCGGCACTGCTGATATTGATTGTTTGCGTCGCTGTCGTGTTTGACGAAATGTTAAGACTGGCTATAGTGGCAATCGTGCTTACCGTCACCCCGAGACTTGATACCACGACCTCCGGAACAGTATTCGGCATTAAGACAATATTCGCCCCGCCATTGGCCGTCGATGCGCTCTGGATGTCTACTTCGCCATTGTTCCAAAGGTTCAGTTTGCTCTGAATACTGTTAACGGACTCAATGGCTCCATCTCGGTTTGTGTCGATTAGAAGTCCAAACGTTTTGTAGCCATAATAGGCCGCCACATATTTTTGATCGTAAATATCGAACTGATCGGCCTGGTTACTGGAACCCGCTGACACAAGCGATGAATTAGATCCTCCATATGCGCCTTCCTGATAAACATCCAATAAGCCAACCGTGTTTAGAGACGCGCCGCCAGACGCACCTTTGATCGTGACGGAACTGCCTTGCACCGTTACGCTGGTTCCGTTGAACTGGAAATTGTTTGATCCGGCAAACGCAGAGGCGCTATTGTATTGAACAGAGTTAACAGGTGCCCCAGGTGTCCCTCCTCCTCCTCCAGTCCCGCACGAAGCTCCTGCGTCGACAATTGTCATAGACGACCCGAACTGAGCACAATGCCCCACTGTCACTCCTGCTCCAGCTGTAGAAATAACTATCTGTCCTGCCGTTCCGTTTCCTTCCGTAATCGAAGCATTACCCTGTCCTGAGAATGTCGCCGTAGCCAGTGTGAGAACTAACGGAACATTAACCACTCCATTGGTTGAAACAGATAAATACTCTATCCCGTTGATTGGATCAGTATCTACAGATAAAGCATATTTATCGTTTGAAACGTTCCGCGCAATAACGTGAAACCCTGAATATACCGGCCCGGCTCCAAAAGGTTGACCTAAAAAGACGGAATCTCCCGTCTGTCCATTCCCGCTACTTATCCCATCTGAATTTTCAATGTTTGTAAACGTATTGGCTTTCGCACCAAAAGTAAGAATGGTTCCGTTACTAAAATTGTCTGTTAATGATAAAGAATTGCTAACTCCGATCCCATTATAAAGTTGGAATGTCATAGCAGAGTTCGGATAATTTGTTATTGTCGAAACATTGACCACAGGAGCAGACGAATAAATGGTGGCTGTGACTGTAGAAACTGATGTCCCGAAATTGTTTGTCCATGTAAATGTCCCAGGTGAAACCAATCCACCCCCACCACCCGTCCCGCATCCAGCCCCACTGCAAGTACCAGTAATAGTCAGGTTGGTAACTGTTCCGCTTGTAACCTTAAAAACTTGAACACTCGCATTAGTGCTAACATTCTGAATATAGTTCCCGGCTGGAGGACTTGAAGGAGCCGCAAAAAGAGGCGCACCTATTCCTAAAATGAGCCCGAAAGCTCTCAATAAGTTTTTCACATAATCCTCCAGCCGCTTTTATCTACTTGGTTTCTGGACCATGTCCACGTCCAAGACCACGACCCGTATGGAAACTATTTGGAGTTGCAAAGACAGGTTTGGCTCCGAAATCATTGACCTTATCGCCTATTCCATCTTCCATCCCAAGTTGCATGACCTCGCTTTCTTCATGAACAACCTCAGAATCCGATTTTGCTACATTCGCAGAAACATCTCCACGACCAGAAACAAACTTCAGACTATTGGTGTCAGTTTTTATCGCCATTAGTTTTTCTCCTGTACATAATCGCCATGTTTATCTATCTGATAATACAGCGTGTCTGCATATTTTAAAGCGACAGACTTCGTCGCGTTTCCTAAAGGTCCAATTGCTACCATAGTCGTCTTTTTTCCACTCTGCAAACGACAGTTTAAAGGATTCATTCGCTTTTCTCTCCTGAAGGTGGTTCTGACGAGTTTGAGTGATCGCCAGGAACGTCCCATTTATGCTTCAAGTTACCTGAATTTGCTATGCCTGGCGCATCAATATCGCCACCTATTCCAGACCCTTGCGGGTCATACGCTTCCGTCGTGCTTTTCGGCCATTCTGGTCCCATTTTATTCTCCTTTTATGTCTTTACTTTTCGCCCCAGAGGGGGTAAAATTTGGTATGGAAACACTTGCAATTCTAGCCATTGGCTTACCAATCGCATATCTTGTTGGGAACTTCATTGCCTTTCTTATCATTGGCTTTGTGGAGCAAAAGCGCTCGCCACAATCTTAGACGCCAAATCCGCTGGTAAATGCTGTGAAAGCTGTTGTAATAGTCTGCTAATAGATGCCGCCATTGGACCCCCAAATTTATCAGCCAAAGCACCTGTTCCAGCACCCAATGCTTCTCCTACCATCGTTCCTGCCGTTGCATGACCTGTTAAAGCACCCACGCCAGCCCCAACAGGCGCACCTACAAGAGCCCCCAAATTAACACGCCGTGATCCTTGCGCTGATCCCGTTTTAAATTCCTGCGCCCATTTCGCATTCTGAGCGTCTGCAACATAATCATCACCAGTCAATTTTGAGAGATCATTCAAAGTATCCTGAGAAATAGATTTCGTAGCTTTGTTTATACCGTTCAAAGCCGTAATCGTTCGATCCGTCGGCTGAAGTCCTTGACCAATCTCGTTCGTAATTCCAAACTGACTTTGCGTATCTTCGAGTGTTCCCATCATCTTGCTAATCTCTTGCATAGCTGTAGAATATTCCGTATTTCCAGATTTAAGAATCTTGTTTGCCCCACTCCTGAAATTAGCCAATGCCGTATTAGTCGCTGATGCTCCTTTATCTGCAAAATTAATGTTGTTATCGACAGCTTTAATAAGGCTTTTGACGGAAGTTTGAGGCAAATAGTCCCCTGGTATTTGATCTAGCGATTGCATCAACGCATCAAGATGAGCATCAGCCGCCTGATTCGCTGGCCCAATCACCTGTCCTGATACAGGCCCCCCCGTTAGAAGAGATCCTTTTTCTTTTGAAATGAGATTAATCAAATCTGATTTTGCGATAGCTCCTTCCGCTGGATCGGCTGAAGTACTAAGAAATTTTCCGGCCTGATCTGATGCCTGTGAAATAAGACCCTTCAAATTATTCAAAGTCTGTGGAAGTTTTCGAGCTAATGCCACAACGTCTGGAGCATTGGGCAATGATGGATTATCAAGCCATGCGTTTATCGCATCTGTACTTGGCCCAAAAACAGATGAAATGCTTTTGACAATGGCACTCTTAACCGCTGGAGCCGCCGCGCCAATTGCCGCGCTCAAGACTTTACCACCTGCCTCAATTTCTGCTCCTGTTTTCAAGTCTCCTAAAACTCCATCTGACGTAGGCGATTGCATTCCGCGAGCCGCATCTATTGAATTGGCAAAATTGTTAGCTGGAGGATACATCGCCACCGCACCAGCGGAACCACCTAAAGCAGTCCCAAGTCCAGGTTCTCCCGCTGTTCCTAATATCGCGCCTGCGGCTCCTCCCATTGTCATGGCCGCTCCTGAAATAGCTGGATGGTAAACCTTTGAAATCCAATCTTGAGGTTTAAGAGAATCTTGACCTTGAGATTGTGGTTGTTGGCCAAAATAAACATCCGAATCAACCGCCGTATCAGAATCATTGACGATAGGAGCTTTCGCGAAATAAGCGTCCGAATCGATGGTTGGCGTTGTATCCATTATTCGGATTCTACCCAGTTATCAGGATTGTGGGAATCATGTCCAACAAGCATCTTCTTTCCGTTCATTGTTTTCCCTTTGAAATTGACCACACTTCCAAGCAAAGGAGCCTGCCCCTGTGACGGAAAGAATTGTGATGAGCTGGCCGCTGTCGATGGCCGGAAGTTCTGGACGACCGTCGAAGGATCAACCCCGTTCGCCTTGGCGTTCTGAGCCCATGAATTCTCGATCTGGGCCTGTTGTGCTTCCGCTGAGAGATATGTTTTGGTCGCGGTCGCGCGAAGCGCGTTAACCATCTTCCCTGTTAATGGCGTACCAGTTTGAAACAACTGATTGTAAACCTGTTGAGCCTGTTGTGGAAGTTCGCCACCCTGCGCCATCGTTTCGAGAGATGACATATTCGGAGGTCGTCGACTAGCTGGAACGTTAAGCTGGACGTATTTCAAAAGAGCCGCTTTCTGGTTCGTAACAGCGTTTTGCTTGTCCTGTGGACTCATGGTCGATGGATCGGCTGGCATAGGTTGAGCCATGAGCGTTGAAAAATCCCGATAGTCAGGAGCAATCTGTTGGAAATCCTTAGATGCTTCCATAAACGTACTCTTGAGAGATTGGGCTTTCTCATTCTGAATCGTTGCAAGCGTCGTATTCGGAACAAAATTCCCTTGCATCGGTTGGCCTGACCCCTGCGCAGTTGGTTGACCGCTTTGTGGATTGAAATTCGCTGGTTGACCATTGACCTGTCCGGGCTCCTGCGTAGCAGTCGCCTCCTTATACATCGGAGTCTTTTCGAGCAATCCCATCTGCTGTTGCTGGTATTTCATCCCATACCGTGCAACAGCCTGTGTTGCTCCTGTAACAGCATCTTGCGCCGAAAGCCCTTCCTTCCCATTTGTCTGTTGCCATTGCCTATGCTGATCCATGTACCATCCCAAATCTTTTGCTGTGTTCTTATCGAGCGGCATTCCATCTGGTAATGGTTGGCCTGTCAGGAACGGATATGATTGCTTGATCAAGTCCTGTCCAGTCTGCTGAACTTCTGGACCCCCCTCAAGCATCATCTGGCTTCCCGTCTCAAGCATCTTCATATTCTTTTCAATGGCCTGCTGTTGTTTCTGCTGTGCGAGTTGTTGCTGAAACTGCATAGCCTGGATCGCTTGTTGACCACCACCTTGAATCCCTTGGATAGCATTTGCAACAGATGGGGCATTGTTTGGAGTCGCACCTAAAGAGAATGATGGGATCTGCGCCATTGGAAGAGACGAATCAGCCATAACTAGCTCCTTGTGATATAATCAAATCAGTAAAAAACCTCTGCGCGGTTGTACCCGCCAGAGCGTTAGAAGGGCAAGATTTCTTCAGCATATTTAGAAGGCTCCAAGCATACTAGCGATTCCCATTCCTGTTCCTGCCGCTTGCATCCCTAGACCAATACCGCCATATAATTGCTGATTTTGGGCGTTATATTGGTTCATATCACCTTGGTATTGACCTTGTGCTTGTCCCATCTGAGCCATATATTGATTGTTCTGTTGGGTGTATAACGGATTATAAGCCGATGTTAAACTTGATCCATATTGTTGCAAAAGAGGACTTAAGGCAGATTGGCCTTGAGTAATGGACTGACCAAGATAATTCAATGGAGTTTGCTGAGAATATTGAGATAAGCCCATTCCAGAATTAGCCTGAGTTCCATAAGCTCCTGAAAGTTGCCCCATATTTCCTGCCAGTTGACCTGTATATCCCAAAGCATATTGTTGGTTTTGGATGTTATTATTTTGCTGTAGATTTTGAATCAATTTCTGACCTGCTGTAGAATCAGAAACAGCATCATTCCAATTCGTTCCAGTTATCTTAATTCCTTGCTGCGCAGCTTGTTCCTGAGTCGCAAGGAAATTTTGGTTCTGCTGGTAAGATAATTGCTGATTTTGTGGTACATTTCCCTGCAAAGCATTTTGATATGCTTGCGAAGTCGCACCTAAAGCCTGCTGAGTAGAACCAAGACCAGACAAAGCAGAAGTTCCAGCGGTTCCGGCGGCTCCTGTTTGTCCTCCCGCTAATTGTTGAAGTTGAGCAACGGCATTTTGATTAACTGTTCCATCAGAATTAAAAAGTCCACTCAATTGTTGGAGAATATTCTGATTTGCTCCTAATTGTTGGCTTACCCCCCCAACAATATTTCCATACTGTTGATTAATTCCAGCCTGCTGACCAACAATCTGTTGTTGCCCAGAACTCATACCTGGGTAACTTGGTAAATTAGGAGCAGATGGAGCATTACCGCACATGAAGGTCTCCTTCTTTCAAAATGGGCTTAATAAACCGCTGAAAGTCTCCGCTTATCTCTCTCGGTAAAGCCCCAAACTTAATAAGTAACTTATGAAAATCCGTATGGACCAACTCCGAATCCGTAAACCATCCTACGAGCTTTGACTTAAATATGAATGTCTCGATCAAATTCAAGTCCTTAATAAGTTTCTTCTGTAGTCGCCCATGCTTGTTTTTCACCCATCGACAAAACACCCACCCATTCGCGTAAAGAGTAGCTTCCAAAATGCCGTCGTCGAATATCTTTTTCATAGAACTCGAATCATCTTGTACATACCGATATAAGGAGGTAATGTAGGGACTGGTGTTGATCCTCCCCCTGTCACAGAAGCTGTAATACCCGTTGTATTTGCGTTATTTGTCGCTGTAGCATTGTTTGTCGTGACCCCTGTTGTTGCACTAGCAGTTGTGTTCCCTGTGGTCGTATCTGTTCCACTAAACCCAAAATTACCACTTACTGCCGCACCAGAACCACCACCTGTCGTATCTCCTTTTTCAAGGTGGGTATGTCCTGGATCGGTAACTCCATGGCTATGCGCGTTCTGGATATGATTATGACCAGGATCAGTTACGGAAACTCCAAGGGACGAAGTTGGAATCTGATTAGCCGCCAAAGTCGCATTGACAGCACCACCTGTTGCCGCCAGCGCATAAAGGTTCCCAGCTGTAATAGACATCCGATCAGTGTAATTCGGAAGGTTGAAGGTGGTCGATCCGTCACCATTTCCAAATGGATAAGAAGCCGCGCTATAAAGAGCATTCAATCCCGCAAAAGCGCTTCGTCCAATAGCCTGTCCATTTGCCAACAAAAAGTTGGAGTTTGGAGGAGTGGCCGAGTGATAGTCAATTACTGCTCCCAATGGAAGCGCAATACCAGCCAATGCTGTTAAGTTTGTTGGAGGAGCGGCATACCAGAACGCTGGAGTTGTCGGGCCTAAGATCTGGCTGATTTGGTATCGAACCCGTTCCAATTCTCCAGCCAAACTAGACGCATGGCTGGTCACGGACCCGGGATATGGAGCCGTCTGAATCTGCATCTGGGTATCAGTATCTGAGTACCCACCAATCCCAGAAGGATTGAGATTGGTCTGAAGATTCACAAATTCATTATTCCAGAGAGCCGCTGTGATCAACTGTCCAGGAATGACAGTGATGAGAGGGATCGTGAACTGCGCCTGACTCATACAGCCTCCATAATTCTGCCTGTGGCCGCTTCTTCAGGATTGCATTTCCGAACGATTCGTGCGTCAGCCCACGCCTTCGAGATGGCTTCCACCGCTTCCTCTGGCATTCCGACATATCGCGCTTCAATCTGCATCGCTCGCTTAATTTGTTTAATGAGTAAATCGGTATCACGAGAAGGATCAATTTCCTTTACGCATTCCTGACAGCAGGGCAAACTCGTGATACTCTCTCGTCCTCGACGAGACAAAACTACTGGCATCTGTCGATAATTCCCGAACTGTTTCTTATGAGCGACATTCACGAGCTTCTTCGGATCATTTACGCTTGGCATTTCTTTGTATCCAAGACCCATAGTCTGCGTCCCGCAACGGATGCAGAACACCATCTCGTCAGCGAAGACGTCTCCTGAAGCAATATAATCTTTCGAATAGGGTGTCATTGCGCCACCTTGATTCCAAGAGGTTTGACCATATAAAGGAGCTCGGCTAAAAAGAAGTCTACCCCCACCTCGTTTTCGATCAATTGAAGTTGAAGGTCTCTACCATAAACTCCAAGACCAACCGGAGCCGTTGTTATGAGGTCCGTCGCGAATGTTGAATTGTTGAATGTCGCTGTATTAAACACCGAACCAGTGCCACCCATCGTAAACGTCTGCGAAGCCAGCGCCTGCCCTTCTACCGTCGGATACATCGTAAAATTGACAGTCCCCGACGCATCGCCACGCAATGCCATCGCAAACCAGTGTTTGTTATTTCTAGGAATCTGCAAATCCTGAGCTTTGGTGTTGATAATAACAGGATAAGCGTTCCCTGCGTCATCACGTGAAGTCTGTTCAAGGCCCCAGACGTTGCCTGTATAGTCCATCGTCCAAACCTGATAATTCCCAGCTGCTACTCTGACTTCGCATGAACAGGAAGCGTTATATCCAGAAGTAAAATTGGTGTTGTTGTGGACAATCCAGGCACTCTCTGGGCGTTTGTCAATGAAGTAAGTCAACGCGATATTGTTTCCAGATCCACCTTCCTGCATGAAGAATTTAAGGGCACGTAGTTTCCGATCGTAGGACACATGAAAATTCTGGACATTACCGAGATTAACGTTGTCACGAATGAACTTATCTACGAATGCTGGCCTGTTAAGAGGAGCCGCATTGTATGCTCCTGTCGTTAGCACTCCAGACAAATTGTAAATCAGTCCATCCTCAGCCATGAAAAAGAGATTGTTCATGGCCTTATCAATCAGCCTCCAAGAAGCGACCCCGCCTTCCCAAAGAGCATTGGTATATCCCCAGTTTGCTATCGAAGAATCGGTGTCTTGAATCAAGAACGTCTGAGTTTTCGAGAATGCGAATAGTTGCCCACCCAAATCATAGGCACCTACAAGACCTCCAATGGAATCAATCGGGATAGTTCCTGCATCACTGTTAAGAAAGTCCGTCGGAGTATTGAGTTTCGAATACCAAAGCGCGTCTGGCGTCACCGCCCAAAGCCTATCTCCAGCCCCTGAACCAGCTCGTGTATGAACTACCATCTGGATTGGCATGTTCCCTGTCCAAGAAGCGGCTGGCGTCACATTGCTTGAAGATCCTGATGATCCATCCCAATATTGAGGATTTGCCTGTCCGTCTGCTGCGAACACATATTTTGAAGTCTGACAGAAATTCACTGCGTTGGTCTTCGAAAAACTGGAGAAAAGGACGTTAGAATAGTTCGTGTTGTACAGAACCCCATTCGAAACGAATACAAGTTTCTGGATTGTCGGGGTTAGGAACTGAAACATGCCCTGTCCTGGTTGTCCTCCTCCAACCACCTGAATCACGGTACCTCCACGCTTTGAAAGACCATTCTCATGGTAGTTCACATTGCAAGAAGGAACCAACAAGGCTGTCGGAGGCAACAACTGAGTATTCCGGTCATCACGAAATCCTGTATCCGTTAGTGGCATTCTGAATTGTGTTCCAGCATATCCCATCAAATCACCTGTGTACTGCCGTCTTGTGGCGTTACTTTAGGGGCCCAAGAACTCGAAACCAGATTCCTATTTCTCCAGAAAAAGAATGGTGCTGGAGGCGCTGGAGATTCGTAATAGACATTCACTACATGCGCCCTCTGTGAAACAGTTAATAGGCCAATCGGAGGGACTGGCATCCCAGTTCCGCGAATCTTTCCGAAATCGATGGCTTGTCTTCGTTGCTCCAATGTCACGCGAAAGATCCTTTTGTGTAAGTGGTTCCGTTGTCAGACAATGGGGCTGTCGTAATGCTTGCGCCTGCCGCATTACAAATAGATTCCTGTGAAGCCGTGGCCAGATGTTGGTTTCGTAGACTCATGTACATCAACATCATGGCCTGATATAGTGTAGGAGTAGAAGAAGGAAGTGAGGTCAGCTCGTTCATGATCGTAGCATTGAAAAAAGCCAGCACCGTAATGGCTGAACCTTGATCCTCAACTGTCCCTGTCCAGTACATCGGACCACCACTCCCAATCGTCGGATCTCCTAGGGCTGGCGAACCTCCCACCTGCTGGTAAAATGTGAAGGTATATCGACCTGCTGGGATGGTCAAAGGAAATACAGCTTTATAATACCCTGTCCCATTTCCAGAGAAACGGTCTTCCGTCAAAGCCACCACATAAGCACTCCAATTGGCCCCGTTGAACGACTCAAAAGAAGTACCGTTCCATCGCTGGCCAGACGGATTATTGATGACTGCATAATTTGTACTTCCTGCGATCGCTGATGTCAGTTCAATAATTCCGGCCATAGGTTATCCTCTCACTGGTAATCGGTCACATGCTGAGCGAAATTGTGAAGGTCTGTTCCGTACTGCTGAGACATAATGAGTGACTGCAACTTCTGGTCGCGCTCATGAAAAGCATCATTCGCCGTCGAGTCGTCTTGATCCGCTAACGCCTGAGCCTTGATTCCTTTGATCCAATACTCTCTAAACTTCAAGTAAAGAGAACTCATCAAAGTTGAATTCAGGTCAAGAGTCATGATGTTGACGAAATAGCGCATCCTAACGCAATAGACATAGAAATTGTCTGGAGCCACATCGAACTGAAACTCGTCAAAATCCTCGTCACCCATTGGATAGAAATATCGAGGTCGATCAATCCCTCCAGACCGATGATACATGTCAAACTCGGCGATGTGTCGTTGATCAATCGGCCATGTATTGTCGACAATCATGTAAGAAGACGTCGAATCAGGAGTCCCTTGAAAATTCGGATATACCGTCAAGGTCTGGGTTCCATTGTTGTTGTTTACCACGTTCGTAATTTGCGAAACGGAATTCATTGCCGTCCCAGAAATAATCACAAGATCCTCGCCTAGGACCTGATTGACATCGAACACCCCTGTCGGAATTGTGGGGACTGTAATAGTGTTTGACGTTGCCGAATTGATAGTTCCAGTATACAGTCCAGTCTCGCAGACCATCGACATATCAGACGAGTAATCTGACGGACAAGAATAACGTGATTGTCCAGGCGTCAATACCATATACGAAAACGTCATCAGTGGTTTCATCTGCTTGACTTGTTGCCAAAGATCGTTCTTCAACTGTTCCATCACTTCGTTCTGGTAAGTATTGATCTGTTGCGTTGTCGGATAGAAAATACGCGCCTGACGAAGTCCTTCCGTCACAAGCGATAAAGCAGTCGGGGTAGTAGGAATAGCCATCAGGAGTTACCAACCGCAACTGTCGCAGTAGAAAGGTTCTTGCTTTTGACTTCCTCAAACACCTTCAGCCATAACTTCCAAGTGTCGTCAGCGTTATAGAACTTCTTCACGCTTTCGTAGGCCGCTAATCCCATCTTCTTCCGCAAATCAGCATCATGAGCCAAAGTGTTCATACCCTCATACCATCCTTTGGCACTGTTTCCCTCAACGAAGATTCCGTTATCAGGAACAAGATCCATCACTTTGTCATAAGGGGCCACGAACGAAGTCACAGCAGGAACTTCAAGAGCTCCCATCTCAATCCATTTAATAGGGCTCTTTCCGTTGTTGAAATCGTTGTCGACGAGAGGGATGACGGCAAAATCAAGATCAAGAAGTGCCGCCTTGTAAGGATAGGCCTCAATATGAACCCAAGGATGGAATTCAATGCGATTCTCGTCAACACCCTGCAAAAGGCTTGACCATTTCTCGCCCATAATCACGAGAGTCACGTTCGGATTGGTTGCCATGAAACTTCGGATCAAAGGAGCAATGATCGCTCGCCAATCCTCGTAATGCGAGTTTCCACCAAACCAACCCATCCGGATTCCGTCGCTTGGCTTGAGTGGCATTTTCTTCCAGAGCTTTAAATCAATCGAATTTGGGCAGATATGAATATTGTCATGATATTTGGAGTAGGCCTTCTTCAAAGGTTCACCTGTAACGATAAAAGCATCCGAAAACTGGATTCCTTCGGTCATCGCCTTCAATTGATATCGATTCTTAGCCAGATCGATGTTTTTACCGTCGATCCATCCATCAAGCCACGTCCCATCAGCCATCTTCCATCGGATTTCTTCCGTCCCGAACTGCCGATAGGAAGGAGACAAAGGATTCACATTGAAAATGTCGTCGTCCCAGTCAGTAACGACCTTTTTTCCAAAGTTCTTACGGAACGTGCTCATCACGGATATCAATTTACCCTCAATCAGGCGTGGAACAAAGATAATATCAGCCCATTCGAACATGCCTTCGATCTTTTGAGCCGCTTCGTCAGTCCCGAACCATCCAATGTCGTCGCCTTTATTAAAAAAACGGACATGCGCTGCCTTATTTTCGGCAATTTTTAACAAAGGCTGTTCACAACGGTACCAATCGCAGCCCGATTTTGATTTCACGAATCCCAGAATATTAATCATAAAAAAAGAGTGCCAGATATAACGATGGAAGCGGCCACCGCTCTGGCACTCATTCTTGACGACTATAATTCCGACACAAAAAGAACTAGTGTTTCAGTTTCTCCACCATCATAAAAGGTTTGGCGTAATCTGTCCCTAAAAATTCGCGCCATGCCTTCTGTTTATCATCGCGATCGTTTGTTTCCGTCACTCGTGCGTACCAACCTGGATGAATACGATCATATTCCATCAACGTAAACGTCGGGAATGAACCCAAACGTCGCATATTTCGGTCTTTGGTGAAACCATTCGACCTGTCTTTCGCAAGATCATTGCAATAACGCACTTGATCATCGATCTTTTCGACGTGAGTGGCTTGAATACAGTCATTTTTGTACTTCGCGCTGATCAACATAATTCAAATTGTGCCGGGATGCCGAAGCAGAGCCCGGACTTTTTTAGTTGTAGCTGTAGAACAAGCCAGTAATCATCCCAGAACCTAGCTGGTTTCGTGCTTCCAGCGTCAGTTCGGCTTCGATCTTGTACTTGTCAGCTGATCCAGTCTTCGCCAGCTCGATCCGGTTAACGGGTCTGAGCCATGCCTTTACCCAAAGTTCCATAACACCTAGATTGACAACGTATCCAGGGTTATTGTCGTTCAGGATGTGATGCAGGCGCACCATGATCATGCCGAAGTCGGACTCGTAAACGTCTACGGAGTTGACCAGCTTCTTTTCTTCAGCCTCAATGCGCCGAACATTCGACGTAAAGCCACTAATCTGCTGTTTCTGGTATGCTCCCACGAGCGTCACGGTGGGATATCCGCCCTGTTTCCAGATGACAGCCAGATTCGTGTTGTACAACGCTTCCGTCAATGCTACGGTCGTGGCACTCGGAGCGGTCACGTTTGACGTGATCCAGCCCAGAACACCTTTCAACTGACGAGCGGTCGCAGACGCACCAGAAGCCGAGGAACTGTTTAACACCAGCGCGTATTCGATGTCACGCGCCAAGCTCTTGGACATCTTCAGAGTCTGATAATCCACTTCGTCGTTACGACCTGCAGCCACGATCGCTCTCTGAGTCTCAGAGATGAAAAACACCTTCCACAAGATCTGGGTGTAATTCCCAAGTCTCACGGTCGCTGTGACGGCTTCTGCCGTCGCGTCGTTACCTTCGATCTGCGCATTTGCGGCTGGCGTATCTAAAGCGTCGGTCTGCCATTCGTGAAACGTCGAAATGGCACGCGTCGAACCTGTGTTCGACGTAAACCAAGTATCCATGGGCGACAAAATGGTGATAATGTCGATCAAGTCTTCTCGGTTACCAATCGCCTGATACGTTTGAAACGTACTGGTAGGCGGGTTCATGCGGATTTCTCCTTACAGCTCACTGCTGACCTTCTCGGAACTTATGCCGCATCACAGCCATCCAATTAAGATCCGTAGGATCTGCTTTTGCCCTTGATAACAGGGTGTTGTACGTGCTTTGCCAATTGCCTTGTTCGCTGGGTGAGCTTGGAACGCCACTGGAACTCTCAAACGTCGGGATGCTGACGGGTTTACCCTCGTTATTGACCAATACAGGAGCGCCCTGTTGAGCCTGAGTTGCAGGAACTTGAGAAGCTGGAGGTTTCGTCATGAGATCACGGAGTTTCATCTCCTGATATTGCTGATAGTAAAACTGCGGAGAATCAAAGAACTGGACCGCATTAACATCTCCAGCGGCTCTCGCCTTCAATCCTTCCGTCACAGCAATATCTCGGATCTTGTCAAAATAAGATCTGAAATCATCCGTCCCTAACTTATCTTTCGCCATCTTCTCGATTTGCTTGATCGCAGCCTCTTGTCGAGCTGGAAGTGTAGAATCATTCAACTGCTTGATCTGTGCTTCCAATGCCGCAATCCGTTCCATTTCAGGCGTGACCTTCACAGGAGGTTCCTTCTTCTCTGGCTCTTTTGTGACTGTTTGTCTCGCCAGAAATTCCTGTCGTTCCCGTTCGAATTGAGCTCGTTCTTTCGCCAACATCTCCAACTGCGAGATCGAGTGGCGTTCCAATTGCTTGACCTTAAACAAGTCTTCGGCTGGCACGTCTTGTTCGACTCCATCGACTTTCAATTTCGCCATCTTGCCTGCCATATCTTCTGGCTTGATGTAGACAGGGGTGGTAGGTGCTTTGGTCTGAGGCGTCTGGGTTTGAGGTGCCGGAACTAGCGTGTCCGTCGCTAGCACTGGAGCAGGATTCTGATCGACTGGCCTGTTCACGATTCCACCATCGGAAGTCATGAAATCAGGAAACAGTCGTTCAGTGGTCCCTTTCTCGCGTGGCGCGTTCGGTTCGCTAGGTGCCGGAACTTCAAGTCCCTTGTTCAGATTCAACGCCGCTTTTTCAGCGGTAGCCAAATCTTTGATTTTAGTAGCCATTTGGATTCTCCTCGACGCGCCCGTTAAGGGTAGCGTCTATTTCAAGTTTCTGTAACTGCGTTCGCGCGTCCTGCACTGTAGCCAAGCGTTGATTGATTTCCGCCTCAATCAAGTCAATGGTCTGACATAATGCTTTGAACTGCGCGACTTGTGACAAATTGGATGGATCAAAGGCCGGATTCTTGATGGTCTGGAAAGCTCGACGTTCAATCACATCCAGAACTTTGGAACGCAAATAAGTCCAGTGCCCCTCAGAACACCATCGTTCCAGATCTTCATCAGCCGTAATAGAAGCCTGCCATGCCTGCGCCTGTTGCGCGGTAGCACGGATAAAGGTTTCAACTTCCTGCTGTTCTGTCGTCAATTTTGGCATCAGCTTGGACTCAAAATATTCATCTGGGCTGGAGTCATACCCCCAGAAACCGATGGAGGACTTGGATTACCCTGCTGTCCTTGACCTTGCTGTGGTGGAGGAGGTTGCATCGCAGGCAAGAACATTTCATCCATGTTCTTCTGCCCAAGCAGTTTCGCCATCTGTTTGAATGCCCAGACCACATTGAAAAACTTAGCATCCTGAGCCTTTACGGCTCCAATCTGAAGGGCTTGGGTGGTCTGACCATTGGCCTGACTCCCAAGCTCCGTAATGGTCTTGAGTTGAGCCAATTGGTTCTGCTTGTTCATTCCGATCGACACCTGCAAATCTAAATCCCCTTGAATTACGACGCTGGGACGTGGTCCGACGTGTTTGCCTTCGCTGTCTTTTACGAACTTCCATCCGAGTACCCTCCCTGTCACCTGCTCAATCAAGCTGTCCGACTCATACGCCTGCTCCAATCTTAATAGGAAGCGCAACATCGGAATAATGCCTGTCTGAGTCAAGTTCCGAATCACCATGTTCATTTTTTTGCTGGCATTAGAAGATTGCGTGGAGCTCGCAGTCGCGGACTGATCCTCTGTCCCAGGCGCATTGCTTCCCATCTGTTCCGGCCCAATAGACGAAATCTCAGTATACAACTGGTCCGTCCTCTGCTGGCCCGGGAGCGAAATCGGTATAGGGTTCGCAATCTCCATCTCCCGTATAGCTTCCTGTCCGATGTCATTGCCTTGTACCACCCCTCCGATCTTCCGGATCATTAACGCCATCAAGTCAACATTGGCCCCCCGGTTGACGAGGACGGGGGGACGCAGGGCGCGGGCAGAGGCTTCGCGCTCGGCATTAAATCTCGCGTTCGTTTCCTTCTGGAGGCCTTCCGTGACCTGCGGTAAATCTTTTCCGTACATGCCATGTGCTTCAGGGAAAGCAGTTCCCACGACGAACGGAGGGCGTACGGGTTCGGTCGGATCGAATTGGTAAGGAAGCTCATTTTTTACCCATCCACGCATAAGCGCCATGGGGCGTTCTGCGGAGCCTCCCAGAACAAACGAGCCTGATTCCAAATATCCGAATTTTCCGGGTTGAAGATCCCAGCATTCATAGATCCAGATGTACTGTTGCTCCTCGATATCTTCCGGCGCTCCTGAGAATGGACTTCCCTGATTGAGACTTCTCTGCATCTTGATAAGGTCAGTCCCCGGAAACGTTCCTGCCCACTGGATAAGATCGACATTTTTGTACCCTCGCTTCGTGCAGTAATCTCGACTGCGCTTTACTCGATGCACAATCGGGTTACGCCAATAGTCCTTCCACGTCGATTCAAAATGTAGAAATATGTCTTCGTAGGGAACACACTCGACGATAGGCGAAAAGAATTGAACAAGTTCTTCAAGATCTGCGTTCTTATCTGGCGGGGGCACCTCATTCGCATTCTCGTCAACAAGGAACTTGCGTCCTTCTCGCTTGACAATCTTAAAACGGGGATAAACTTTGAAGATCCCGACCTTGTTCTTGATCCCATCCTGACAGAATTCATAGACCTCCTGATACGACTGGATCGGGTGATCGTTCAGGCGATAATTCAACAGAGCCTTGACAATATCAATCGTCTCACGTGGTGTATTTTTCCATGTCCGAATACTGCAAAACTCCTCCACATCAAAAAAGAAAGTTTCAAGGATTTCTTCAAGCATCCGTTGTGTCTGAGCGTAAGTCTTCGGAATGAAGATGCGCGGAACACCCAGAAACTCCGAGTGTGCCATCTCCTTTTTATCAAACTTGGAATCATACAGATCATTGGACTTCGACCATTGAAATTCAATCAGATTCCGAACATTGCGACTCATGCGGATAATGTCGATTCCGCGCCGAACCAGTTTTTCCTCTTCGGTTCCAGGTTTACCGATGTACTCAACCTGATTATCGGCTGGGAACGATAATGAGACGTCAGATCCACTCATGACAAATATTTAACCTCGGGATGTCGCTTTCTAAATGGAATCCATTCAATTTCATACATCCACAATTGCAAGGACATTTTTCGTGCTTCCATAAAACACATCCATACTCACAAAAATCAGGCATACATGGCCTCAATCGATTTTTCAATATTCGATAGCTCTTTGTTTGTTCCCTGCTCTAACGGATACCATCGTAAGGGACTCTGCAAAATGTAGCGGAGTGCTGCGTGATGATCATGCTTTCCTTCCGCAATAGCGTCCTTCGGGCCTCGGTGGTCCTCATTCGTGAAGGTGTCGCGCTGTAATGTCCGGAAACTGTGAATCAGTTCCTGATTCACAGGTCGGTCTATGATCATGAGACGGGGATGCGACTCATCTCGGCCAATAAGCATCTGTCGAATAATATCAACTCCAGCCAGGATTGATCCCTTATAAGCGTCCGCTTTCTTGAGATTCGGGATGGGATTCTCTCCTCGGGTAAGGATCTTCCAAGCGTTAATATTGTCGAAAGCAGTTCGATCTGAGTCCGCGTGAGGATCACATTTTCCGAAACCATAACGATATTTCGAAAGCAGAAAATTGAGGTCATGTTTAACTCCCTTCAAGGTCTTGTCCCCCTTGTAACATCGATCTACAAAAATCGTCTCGTCGCGATCTATGCCGACAATAACTGCCGCAGTTGCTTTAACCTCGTGAGGATCAAGACCAAGAAAGGCAACATACTGAAGAAAAGGACAATCAGGAACATGCGGAAGTTCAGCGATCGGGACAGACAAATCGCCATAAGTAGCAGAAGCACAATGGCAATCCAAGTACTCCCCCGCACCGAGCCCCAGCTTCTCAGGAGCAATGACATGGATTCTACGTTTGAAATAACTCCCATAGACGAGCCCGGACAATGAAATCCATTCGCCAAGCAACCGCATTTTAAGCTCGTCGTATCGTTTGATGTTTTTGCAGATTTCACGAAGAGTCTCCAAGTTCGCCTTCGGGTTCGAAATGGAACATAGCTGAAACCAGCGCACCGAGTTTTTGCCCTGAACCTCATCCTTGTTCCACAGTCGGTCATATACCCAAGAAAGACCATGCGTCGGAGTCATGCCGAAGGCAATGTCCAAATGGTCAGAAATCACAAACCGCAGAAGATTCTCGTCAAAAATGTCTTCGCGTGGTTCCTCATCATACCGAACTCTGTCGATCGGTGGACCCTGAAACGTTCCCACCTCAGCATTGTTCGTCATCAACTCAATGGTCGCGCAGATCTGTTTTTCTTCGGGATGAATCAAGGTCAACTGCATCTTCTCGGCAGACCAGCTTTTCTCCCAACGCCCATCTATAAGGTAGGAGCGAGGAGTCCATCGCATCAGGTTCGGAAGATTATGTTTCAAAATCCCGTTCTGGTAATCTTCGCATACGACACGAATGCGGTTGAACTTCTTCTTCGGTAACTTCGATTCTGGATAAATTCCCTTCAAACTCGGTGGGATCACTCGACAGGCTTTGATCAAATCTTCGATAGTGCAGGTCGTCGTCTTTGAACTCTGGTTGCCCCCAGACACTCCAATGATGTTCGCTTCACAGGCATGAACGTCCATTGCGCTGTCAAGTCTGGCTGGAATATCCTCTGCACGAAGGAACTCTTTTAGAAAAATACGCTGCGTTTCAGAAACGGTGTTTTTGGTGGGCTCGTAAAACCAGAACGGATCTGATCCTTTGATCGCTTCTAACTGAGCTCGTTGCGCAGCAATCTGTTCAGCTAACTCGATCTTCTGCTTGGCAATCTGGTCGGGAGTCAGTTTAGCGAGATTCTTGGCATCCTTCGCCAAGCGTCGTCGTTCCTGAATCGCATTCATGGAAACGTCAGTCCTGCACGACCTGTCCATGCAACACCAGTAAGGAACGACCAGTGCGTCAATAACTGCACGGTCGCTCCACCAATAACGGTTGGCGTGTAGACCGCTTTACCAATGGCCCAGATCGGGTCGCCCACCAATGCTCGAGCTTCTGCCACGCCTGAATAAAGCTCGTCTCCGAAGGCATCATAATCCGTGTTGATCTGGAAATTCCCGCGCACCGACTGTATAAGAAAACGGTAGTAGTCATAGGGGATGTTCATTCAATGTCTCGGGCTCCGTTAACAGTATCCGACAGATGCTGGTCCGTCCAGTATCGATCCAGCGTCGGAATAATCCGGCCCCTCTTATCAGTGAAATTCTTCGGCATCCCACGTCCCTCATTCAGATCAGACAGTTCAATCACAATCGGTCTCTGTCTCTCAAAATCGTTCGTCAACACGTCATATCGACTCGGCACAAAAAAGGGGATGCCACCCCCCCACGTTTTGATCTCGACCTTCTTGTCCTTACTCGATATCAAAGCCATCCTCAATACTGTTCTGATCATCCGTCGGAGTTGCAAAACTGCCAACTGTGCGACCTGCTTTCCGATGATAATTCTTCGGAGCCCTTTCATTCCCATCCTGTCCGTTCAACTCTCCAAGATGAATAATCACAGGCTTCTGCCGTTCTTCCGTCGTCTTCTCCAAGGCATCCCTCGGATTCATCTCGTAAGGACGACCTGCCCCCTCCACAAAATTGTAGTCCTCTTTCTTCTTCGGAATCATATCCCTATCCCCCCGTTCCCTCGTCCATGCTGAAAGTTCCAGCCGATCTTCTCGCCCTTCGGTGCCTTAGTAAAGTTCGGAGTATGGTTGTCCTCAGGTGCCTTCAAGTCAAAACCGTTAATAGAAGGAATGTCCGTCACGACGTCCTTATGCCCTTCCTCCTCGTACTCCTCCTGACATCCTATATAAGCCTCGTTTCCATCTCCCTCATCGTCTTTGCCCTGTGGTCCTTTGTTCGGCCCTCGATTCATTTTTTTGCCTTCCTTTGGGTCTGCCTGTTTCACAGGATGACCCGCCTTCACCATTTCCTTTATATTGGAATGAAATGCCTTCTCGGATTTGCTTTTACTGAGTGGCATCAGGGGGCATTCCCTACCACTCGAGCCGACACATTTATGGCTCCTGACGTCGGAGTCACTACCTTTAATCCAAGGTATCCGTAATCCATATGACCAAAATCAAAATTATTGACGGTTCCCGTCGAAAAATAGGAACTGTACGTCACACTGCTGATGGTCTGCCCAAACGGAGTCGCTGTGTAAGGAACCCAATCCACGTTATCGTTGCTGGCCACCCATTGCAATGACGGAGTCCCAGCAATCGCTGGCACATTCAACGTAAATGTGTCTGACGTTGTTTTGGTCTGACTCGAAGTATAAGTGATTGCTAATCCTGCGATCGCCCCCGTGCTCGTTAACGACAGCTGAATGGTTCCGTTAGATCCTGGAATCACATAGTACGTCGATCCCCATGTCAAAGGAGCAGGAGACACAGCGTTACTGGTACTCAAATAAACCCCTTCTCCTAACAAAAAGTTGTTGCCAGGAAGATTGATCGTCGTGCCGTTAAATGCGTACCCAGCATTCGTCCCCCCCGTCATGGTTCCTGACCCAGAACCCGTCACGTTACTCGACGATGTGAAAACCGCCATCGTCAATGGCGTCTGGCTGGAACTCATAATAACGTACCCGTTCGGGCCAGTTCCTATCACAGTCGCCGTCGCACTCACAATCCCACTCGCCGCACTCGCCACAACACCAGTGGTCGTGCTACTGTTATTGATCGCCGTCGCTAAATTCAAGGCCGTTTGGCTGTTGCTGGTGTTGGTCACCCATCCCGTCGATGTTCCACTGTTAGCCATAAACGTCACTCCATTGACTGTCACGACCACGTTGTTCTGACCTCCACTGAACGTCGTCGAACTTAACGCCGCTGGCGTACTGCTGTTAATCACAAAACTGTTCCATTGCGTCCCGAACGTCGGAGCTGTCGAATACACCACTCCCGTCACAAAGTTGCACGTCGACACCAACACCCCTGCTGTGTTTAAAGCCGCCGAAATGTTGCAGGCCGTCGCACCACTCGACGCACCCACCGCCCACTGGCCAGGATTACAGATATTGAAGTTGCCTAACCCCTGATTCGGATTTCCGCCTCCACTCAAACACGCGCCTGCTGTCGCCGTGTTGCTCGTCACAATAATGGGCGTCCCTGTCGCTGTCGCACTGCTTAACCCTGTGTACGTATTCACAGTCAATGTCGCTGTCGCCGCACTTCCGTCCGTGAAGGATTGACTCGGTTGCGTCATGCTCGTCACCACAATCTGCGCGCTTGCCCAGTTGATTCCGTCAGTGCGCACGCTCGTCGTTGTACTGTATGCCCCTGGAACCCCCAGATATGTGTCTACCACAATGTGTCCTGAATCTGCATGG